CAACAGCACTCAACTGAAGGAATGGGAAGTACCAGTACTTGCCGTTCATATCCTTAACGATTGCGTTGAGGTATTGTTGACCAGCACCCAAGATTTTGATTGCTTGAGATTTGTCTTGGTCACGACGGTGGAACATCAAAGAGATTGTCGCAGTCACATAAGATGAACCATTCACGAGGTCGATGGCAGCATCTTCAACATAGCTTCCAGTGTTTCTGCGTATCTCAAAAGGAGTATAGTCAGGAGCACCACCAGCTAAAGTGATTGCATCGATTGTCCAAGTATTGGTTGCATCTAAAGTGAATGACGCAATGTTGTCTTGCTGATTAATCCAAATCTTCTCGATGCCACCACTATTGTTGTCGCACGATTTTACGATTGTTTCTAAAGCTTCACAAGCCATAATATTTTTGATTTATCAGTTTGAAAAAATAGGGGGGAATTTCACCCCCTGGATATATATGGGTTGCTTTCGATTAGTCGAAGCAAACGTTGTACATAACAACCTCGCTTGGATTCACAACAGTGAAACCAACTTTCATGTTTGCACGAGTACGGATGTACGGCTCTGCAACTGTGTCAGAAAGGTTGACAGCTTTCAACGCTTTTGAATCACCCTCTGCGTCAAATGCGTAGATTAAGTTGTCTTTCAAAGTCAACACGATTGTGTTGTCAGACATACCTTCACAAGCTACAACTTTAACACCAAGATAAGTCAATGCCAATGGAGTAGTCACATATGTCATGGTGTTGCCAGAAGCAGCAGCCAATTCGTATGCGTTCGCTACGTTGGTAGAAACATACAAGCGAAGGTCAGCTTTTTTGCGGATGATTGCAGATGGAGCAGAAGCAAAGACAGCAGCTAATTGAGTCAATACATTTGAAGATGTAATTGCACCACCATAAAGACCATTTACAGCCTCATTACCACAAAGTATTTTTTCGTAACCATCACAAAGAGCCAATGTAGTATCAACACTTTCTGTGTCACCTTGCCAACGGATAAGCTCGATGCTTTGACCGATAGCTTTAGCTAATTCATTCCAGTAGAAATCCATGAAAGATGCAACAGTGAAGTCACCATTTGAACCTTTAGCCATTTGAAGGGCAAGGAATGATTGCTCGAGGTCAAACTGACAGATTTGCGCAAGGCTGGATAACGCACATACTGAAATTTCAACTGCGCTCAAGTCGTCTGTTGGAGCCGAAAATGAGCAGTTAGATGCCTGCAACGGCTGTGAAAACAGCACGGTTGCAAGTTTAGTCTTATCCTTCACACCAGGAAGGAGGCGGTAGTTGTCAGCGATTGATTCTTCTGCTAAATATGCTTTAGAGTAGAATGCCTCTGGGTTCGCTGCCAATAAAGCGGATGCGTCAACATCCAAATCGAAACGGAGTTTTCTTGACATTTTTATTTGTTTTTTATTGATTACTGAATTGTTTAAATGCGGCAAATTTTTGGCTCATTGTAGCCTCGGCAATTTGCTCCTCTGCCTTGTCTTCTTCTTTCTCTGCATACATCTCTTCCATCTGATTGCGGAGGTCAGCGATGATGGCAATCAATGCCTTCTCACGCTCCTCAATCACTGGCAAGACGATTGCAAGGATAGCTTCTGCGTCTGTTGCTGGGTCGATAGCCATCTCCTCTTCGGTAGTGGTAGACTCTTCAGTTGTCTCTTCAACTGTTGTTTCTTCCATTGCAACCTCTTCAGTTGACATCTCTTCCTCAACCACTTCTTCGGTTGGTTCTTTTTCCACCTCTTTGATTTCAACAACCTCGCCGTCTTTAACGACATAGATTTTGTCCTCAATGGTGTGCTCTCCATCAGGTAACTTCATTGTATTAAGATTTAATTGTTCCGAAAGTTTCAGACCAAGGAAGCCTTCGATGGAAAAACCAACTTGACCCTCTTCAACCAATTTGTTGTAGTACTCTGGGTCAGTCACTTGAGCAGTCACCATGAGAGTTCCTTCCGGTACCTCGATGCCAAATGTGCTGAATGCTTTGTCTTTGGTTGGGTTGTCCACGATCCATGTTTCAAGGATGTAGGCTGGCACCTTCTTTTCTGTGTCATGCTCCAGGTTGAAGATGTCACGATTGCGGAGGTCAGCCATAAACTTGGCGTGAATCTTCTCAATGACATCAGCGGTGAACTGCACATAATAGTCACCCTCTTCAGAATCTCTGCGATAGATGTCCATCGGTATCATGGCTGGTGCAGTGATGCGATATTTCACATCGTCAGCAAAAAGCATTTTCTTCTCGCTGCTGAATGCAAGTCCCTTCACCTTTATGGCTGGCATATTGGTGAACGCAATCATCTCGATTCCCAAATTCTCGCCATCGGAGTATTCCTCATCGATGGTGATTTTGTAGATTGGAAGGTCTTTGGTCATGCTTATATTGCTTTTTTTTTATCTTTGTTCAAAATTTAGTATTATGATACAGATATTTGACCAGGAGATTCCTAACAAAATGAGCGAGCTGACCATCGAGCAGTTCGAAAAAATTAGCCAAATCCTTAACAACCAAGACTACGACAACATCGAAAAGTATGTGGAGATGTTCAAATATCTTGGCATTAAGGAAGAGATGTGGGATGACTACCCATTCAGCGAGTTCATCAAGCTCGTGCAAGAATTCAACCTCGACTCATACACACCCAATGAGGCGCAGACAACCATCGAGTTGGATGGCTACACCTATGAGGCACAGCTCAAGCTGTCAGTGAAGGAGACCAAGCTCATCGAGAAGATTGTGAACACCAAGCCGAATCACTACATCAGTGATATCCTGGCAATCATGTTCAAGCGCAGTGACCTATCCAACACAGAGCACTTCACCGATGCGCACCTCAAGCACAAAGCAAAACTATTCCGCACACAGAAAGCGGAGCTCTGCGTTCCTTACATTGTATTTGTCACCGAGAAAATCGCTGAATATGCCCAAGCCAATACTGCCCAAGGGGTGGAAGGAAGTCAGTCTTGAGCAGTTCATTGAGCTGCGCCAACTCAAAGCAGAGGATGGTGCATTCAACCACAACATCGATATCCTCTGTGCGCTCACAGATGCCATACCAGATGACTTCGATGACCTCGACATCGCAGAGGTAGCCGAGATATTCAAGGACCTTCAGTGGCTCTACACCGAGCCGAGCAAATTGTATACCGATAGGATTGGCAAGTTCTATCTCAAGCCAATGACTGACCTCACTCTCGGTGAGTTCATCGACCTGGAGTACTACTTCACTAATGATTACATTCAGTATCTGCCAAACATCTGCGCTCTGCTATATCGCATCCCCGAGATCGTGGAGGATTCAGTTGTCGCAAAATGGGAGTCAACTGATTTCAAGACCTCGAGTCGAGTGCATTACTTCCTGGAGCACCCAATCACCAAGATGTATGGTGTGCTGACCGAGTATATCAAGTTCAGAGACAACTTTATCACCAGCCACAAGAATCTGATGACCGAACAAGTGGTGGAGGACATCGATGACATCACTGACCCAGAGGAAAAAAAAGAAGCAGAGCGTGAGAAATCATCTCAAAAGTGGGGATGGGAGCAGCTCATCTGGTCCATGTGCAATGGTGACCTCACCAAATACGACCAAGTGATTCAAATGAAGCTCGTGCTTGTGTTTAATTTCTTGGCGATGCGTAAAGAGCTGGAGATTTAGTAGTCCAGTGAGTAGTTGAATTCACCGAATAGCGGCTCGAAGTCATAGATGACCTTTGGTTTTTTACGCAATAGATTACCGAGCTCAAGTATTGGGAACTTCTGCGCTAAGTCAGCCACATACATTCCGTACATTTCAGCAATCAATCCATTCATCTCAAGTGCGTTGTTGAATTTCTGCACCAAATCGAATGGAGCGATGGTTGCTGTACCATTGTTCAGGTAGCCAAAATAGTAAGCAGCAACAATCTGAATGCGGAGATTGCCCTCGGTGGTCACCTTGGCGTTGATACGCACTGAATCATACAAGGTGTATGTGTCGATGAGTGCTTCATCCTTGATGATTTTCTTGAGAGTGTTAGCGACTCGCCTTCTCAAAGGATATTTGAAGTTATACTCTCCAGTGTTTGCGTAACGTGCCATTACTTATATTGCAATTAGTCTCCGATTTGTTTAGGAATCTGGCAGTCGGTCCAGGAATCCATGGTGAATGTGATGGTCATCAACCATCCAGCAGCGTAGTCGAGGAGGTCATTGTTGAGCGGCACGAGAGCTGGGAATCCGACCACATCAAAATCACGATCATTGAGGCTGAATGTGTAGTTGAGATACAAGTCCATGAGAATCTGATGGCAGTCACTCAAGATGACGTTGATGTTTGCACGGTCCTTTTGGATGATGTCGAAGCAGTAAATCTCAAGCGTGAAGTCATTGGTGTTCTCGGTTGGTATCGCATCCACTGGCACAATGTACACAATCGGATACTTCTCATCCTTGGTGGCGAAGTTGAAGAGCTGCTCCTTGAAGTCAGAGCCTACCTTTTTGACCTGAAGATGGGCGTTGTAGAATGCGATGATTTCGTTGACGAGTGCTTGGTAGCTTATCATAGTACTGAATTTTTCATGATTTTGTTGACCTTGTTTTGTGTGGCTGTCATCTCGGTCTCACTCACCACAGCAGTGACGGTGATGTTCTGACTTGACTCCATTGATTGCGGAGCTCCAGTGTTGTTGGCTGCATTGCCTTGACCGAATAGGTTGCCAGGAACGAATGAAGGAACGGCTGAGTTACCAACATTGGCAGAACCTCCACCTCCACCTCCACCACTTGGAGTCTGAACCGATGCGCCACCACCATTCATGAACTTGGATATGGATGATGCCACGATTGTACCGATGGAAGTTGCCGCACGAATCTTGGCACCGGCAATGGCAGCAGTTTTCAATGCAAGTCCTCCATCAGGTAGCAAGGACCAGGTTGGATTGGCTGAGTATGCAGATATCTCCTTCTGTGTGTTGACTATGATTTCACCGATTGCAAGTGCTTTGTCAACCAAGAATAACGCATTGGCGAGCTTTTTGTTCTCACCAGCCAATTCAGTGAGTCCAGCGATTACACCTTTTGCGGCACCGAGTTTTGCTTGAGCGAGCTCTTCCTCTGCTTTGATTACTGCATCGTTATATTCTATTTGCTGTTGACGAGAAGTCATGTTGCCCTCACCTTGAATCTGAAGAGTCTTGGTGCGAGTGTCCACCATACCTTTGACGATATCGGTTGACTTTTTGGTCTCAATCCTGGTGAACTCATCAGCACCAGCTTTGCGGATGTTGTTGATTTCTAAATCCTGCGCAGCAGTTAGAGCAGTGACATCTTGCTTGTATTTTTTAGCCTCTGCAATTAGCTTGGCATACTTGGCTTTGACGTCATCAATCTCTTTTTGCTCTTGAGTCTTATTGGAATCAAGGACCAATTTGTTGGCTGCTGCAATCTCTGCTTGAATAGCCGCCTTTCCTTCCTTATATTTCTTGGCTGCCTCTTCTGCTCTTTTCTTTGCATCTTCAGCATCTTTGGCAGCTTGTGCTTTCGCTTCATCCGCATCCTCTTTGGCGGCTTTGTTTATGATGACTTTGCGATCAACCTGCGCTTGGCGGATGATGGCATTCTCATCTTGCATTTGTTTCTTGAGTCTTGCCCTTTCTTGCTCGGCTAACACACCACGCTTGTCCACCAATTCTTTGAGGTCCTTCTGCGTTTGTGCCAATCTCTTTTTGGACTCTCTTTCCGTGACCTTGGTCTTTTCAATCTCGAGCTTGGTGGTTTCCTTGCCTAACGATTGAGCAAGCTGAATCTCCTGGTCGATTGACTTGCTTTGTGCTTCAGCCCTCTCTTTGGATGAGGCGACAATCTTCTCGTTGTTTGCCTTAACCTTTTCCGCTGCATCATCTGAAGCAGCCGTACTCAATCCCAACCATTCAGTCAGTTGCTTGAATCCATCAATCAATGGCTTAAGTGCCGCATTGATGGCATTGAATATCTTATCAAGTACGCCAATTTTTTTCAAGAAAGCAACTACTGCAACCACGATTGCGGTGATGACAGCAGCGAGCAAGAAAATTGGATTCACAAGAAGTTGCATCCCGAGCTTAATGAATGCGCCACCCATAGTTGTGACAGTGCTCGTGAGACCTTTCAATCCCTTGCTGATGTCAGCGGCATTCAATGAACCGAGAGTCTTGCTGAATGTCTGTGCTTTTGTTGATGCCTCCTCGAAGTCGAGTGACATCAATGAGTCACGGATGCCACCAAATGAGTTGCTGATTTGTTCGAATTTCGAACCAGATGCGAACACATTCACAGCATCGTTGGCATCCTTAATCCTATCCGCTACCTCACCAGCTCTGGCAGCGAGAGCCGCCATTTGTTCCGGGTCAGATGCTTCAGCAATGGCTGCCTTGAGTGAGCGGAGCTCTGCCTTGAGTGATTGAACACCCGAGAGCTTGAGAGGTATTTCTATTTCATTAGCCATATATTCTGACTTCGATTGGTGAGTTTCTTAATTTTGAATCAGTGTGTGCATGATTCTGTGTTTTGGTTGTATGCACCACGATGTTGCCATCGCTGTTGACGTAGGCAGAAGCAAGGTAGTCATGCTCTACATTGCCAATAATCACGAAAGTGTTTAGAGCATCGAATGGTGTGACGGGTGTGCCGAGATATTGACCAACAGCTGTGCGAGTCCAGGTGATTCCACCAATGTTGTCAGCCAACAACACAGCAGTCGGTGCAGCAGTTCCGCTCTGCGTTAGTAGTGCGACATAAGTCTGTGCCACAGCAGCAGCTCCGTTGATGCGTGGTGTGATGATGCCATCCTCCTGGAGTGTCTTATTGTCACCGATGACCAAGCCACGCAGACCATCACCGATGTTGTTGCCCTCACCACGCACGATGACATCGATGCCAGATAGGTTGACATTTGCCTCTACTGATCGTGTTTCGAGATTTGATTCACGAGATGATGCAGTTATTGGTGGTGAAACCGGTGTGCCTGGATTAGTTACGAATGGAGCGAGGTCAATCTCAGTGTCGATGCTGATGAGTTCCACCTTGGTTGGCACCTCTGCATTGGCATCATAGTCGATGACCTTGTTGATGTTCCACCATGAGTTGTCGATGCGAATCTTGTCATTGAGCTTGAGCGTTTGGATGTCAGCCTCAGTCAAATGGAAGTAAGCCACCAACATCTTGCCGACATTTATCTGGTTGACTGTTCTGCGCCAGTACAGATTGTAGAGGTTGTTCGCAGTCAGTGTGCTCGGTGAATAGTAGTAGTAGTCGCACGTTGCGAAGTTGATGTCGAATGTCGGTGTGAGCGCATCATCGAAGTGACCTATCATCGGATAGGTAGTGATGCCGAGCTCACCAGTTGTGCCGTACTCAATCAAATCCCATGAGCCGCACGATTGCTCTCCACCATCATACAAGATGCGGATGTTCGTCTTGGGTGCTTCACCATTCAAGGATGGCACATAGGCATCGAATGTAGTGGCAACCACTGGAGTGGGTGAGAAGATGAGCTCCTTGGTATCGGTGTCTCTGACGTACTCATTCTCGAAGGTGTACTCGAGCTGACCATAAATCTCGTCAGTCATCTGGGTGTAGACCACATTCGGAGAGTCATTGTCTGCCTTGTAGGTGAGCTTGAGCTTCTTGGCAGTGAGGTCGGGTAAGAAGATGAGATTCTGCTCTCTGTCCTTCATCAGCTTCTGCGTCCAATCTTTCTCCGCTCCGCTGTCATAGTATTCGTCACGATGGCGAAGGATGAGCTTGTTGG